ATGATGGAACTGACAGGCGGGACGCCTTTGATTACAGAACCAACCGACGCAGGCGGCATTAGTATTGATGGTAACCAAGGGTTTGCTAACTGATTTACTAGGGTAAAAGCACTTGATGTAAGACTCAGATTAAATGAGTTACTCCTTTCCACCCAGTCCAGCGGTGGGACAGATATATACCAGCAATGGTAGGACTTGGCGATGGAACGGGGTCCAATGGACGGCCGTAGCAGTATCCTCTCCAACATCTGCTCCCGTCTACGTCTCAATATCGCCACCACCCAACCCAATCCAAGGGTCTCTCTGGTATAACAGCAATAACAGCGATCTCAACATATACTACACAGACCTTAACGGGTCGCAGTGGGTGTCGGTTGTACCGTACCCGCAGGATGACATCGACCAGAATGGTGGTGTCTTCCAAGGTGCAATCTACGCCCAATACGAAATCCCCAATAACCCCGCAGCCTTCGTAACCGTTGGTTGGGTTAACGACACCGTCGTAGCGTACCTGACTCAAAACGGGTACATGCAGGCGGGTAACGGCGTAACGCTCAACTCTGACGGTCAAATCCTTTCTATTGATTCCGGTCTCCTCGTCTGATAACACCATGTCACTCACTGTACAAAACCTTAGGGCAGTCGGCACTGGTGTCGAGCCCGCATCGCTTCTCCCAGGGCAGATTGCATTTAATATAACGGATAGGGTCATCTACGTCGGCGACGGTTCCAACTTCAAGACCAACTTTGACGGCACTCAAGTAGCTGGCGTTCCTGGCAACGGCTGGTATGCGATGCCAATGGATTTCGACTCCCTTGGCGAATACTATGTTGCCAACCCCGGATATTACGGTGACATTCCCACCGACCAACAGGTCTTAGCCTGGAGCACCGCTCTTAACCACCCGATCTGGATTTCAGGTGGTGGTGGTGGTGGGAGCCAAGTTTATGTGGTCTCCAACGCTGCCGTTGCTGCCGCCCCTGGCGCCACAACCAGTGCAAAAATCTCTGCTGCCATCGGCGTTGCTTCGCCGGATGAAGGTAACGTTGCTATCGTTACTGGTTTACCGGACGAAGTGTACGAAGGTCTTTACTTCTTTACCACCGAGTGGGTCAAAGGCGCTGCCTACGCCTACCCTAGTGCCACCGAAGTTATTTACGACAACACCGGTCGAAGCTTGGGCGCCACGGTTCAACTCGCCATCGACGACCTTGACGACGGGTTGATTGCCACAACCGCAATCGCAAACACTGCCAACAGCACAGCCAACTCTGCCCTAAGCATTGCCTCTGCTGCGTTGCCCCGTTCAGGTGGCACAATGACTGGGACCATCGTGTCTCAGAATATTGATGTTCAAGGTGGTTTTGGCGTTCAGTTTAGCGGGGGTGTAAACGGCACGATTAACGGTATTAATGATTCGATTAACGCCACTTCCTCCACCGTTGCTGCTTCCAGTACAGCTGTAAAAGCTGCCTACGACATCGGCGCGGCGGCACTGCCCCGTTCCGGCGGAACGATGACCGGCACGATTACATTCGCCGCAGGTCAAATCTTCCCTGTGTCCGGTATCCAAGATGCCACGGGCGCTCAGAAAGGTATCGTTCAGGTTGGCACCAACATTCAGGTTGCTTCAGGTGTGATTAGCATTCTGGACTCTTCAACCTCCAATAAGGGTGTAGTGCAGCTAAACGACTCTCTCACTAGCAGCTCAACAACCCTCGCCCTGACTGCTCGCGCTGGTTTCGATCTCCAAGGTCAAATCGACTCCCTGACACTTGCGTCCAACGTTATTCTTGCCGGTTCACTCAACGCAGCCACAGGCCTGCTCGACTCAACCACAAGTCTCGGTGCTGCTACCGTTCCTCCCTTTGTGGCTGGGTTTGGTCTCCCTGTTCCACAGGCCAGCCTCAATGATTATTATGTGCTGGTAACCGTTGCTGGTTCTTACACCCCTCCGGGTGCAAGTGGTGGTCCTTACAACGCAGAAAACGGTGACTGGTTCCTGTGTGGTGAGACCTCCCTTGGCAGTGGTATTTACGTTTGGCAATACCTCGGCGTCGGTGCCCGTCCTCAGTCCGCATCTTACATCACGGCAGGCATTGTTCAGCTTGCCGACACTGCTGTTACCTACACCGGCACCTCAGACACTGAGGCAGTTACTCCCAACTCCCTTCAGGACAAACTCTCAGACAGCACCAACCTTGCTGACTCGAATCGCATTGCTTCCAGCGCTGCTCTGAAGACGACTTACGATCTGGCAGATGCTGCTCTGCCGAAGGCAGGCGGTACAATGACCGGCGACCTGACTTTCTCGGGTGCTGGCGTGGGCATCGTATTTAACGATGCCTCCACTGTTGAGGCCATTAGTGACAGTGTTTCGACAACTTCGAGCGTAACAGCCGCTTCTGCAACTGCCGTCAAGAGTGCCTACGATCTTGCCAATGCTGCCCTGGCTCGCTCTGGCGGCACGATGACAGGGGCGATCACTTTTGCTGCGGGCCAGATCTTCCCAGTGTCTGGGATCCAGGATGCCACCACTGGCCAGAAGGGTATTGTCCAGATTGGTACTAACATTCAAGTCTCTTCTGGGACTATCAGCGTTAACACTGCAACAACTACTCAGCTCGGTGTTGTACAAGTTGGCACGAACATTGATGTTTCCAGTGGCACCATCAGTGTAAAAAGTTCCACCACGAGTCAAGCCGGCATCGTTCAGCTGAACGACACTCTGGCCTCAACCTCGACGACTCAGGCACTCACTGCCAATATGGGCCGCGACCTGCAGGTGCAGATTAACGCTCTGGCTACCTCGAACAACCTGACTTTCGCTGGCACAATCGACGGTGCAACTGGCTTAATGCTCACGGTTACAGTCGAAGGCGCTGCTGCCGGGTTTAACATTGGCAGCGTAATGCCATCGCCATCTGCAGCAATCAAGGAGTATTTCACTATTATCTCGGTTGCAGGCACCATGACCCCTCCGGGTGGCGTGCCCACCCAAACTTATGTAGGTGACTGGTGGCTAGCTAGCGCCAGCACTTGGACCTACATCGCTGCAGGATTCCAGCCTCCTTACGCCTCGACCACGACTCCGGGTCTGGTACGTCTGTCTACTAATGCTGAGACTCAGGCAGGTACCGATGCCACCGAAGCCGTCACCCCTGCTTCTCTGCAAAGCAAAGTTTCAGACTCCGTTTCAACAACTTCCAGCACAACGATTGCCTCCAGCACTGCCGTTAAGTCAGCCTACGACCTTGCCAATGCGGCTGTTCCTGGATCTTGCTACACTGCCCTCGGCGCTCTCACAGCTGGGACAGGATCTGGAACCGTTGGGACTCTTTCCGTCGGAACCACGGGTCAGTTTCTGGCTGCCAACACGGGTTGTTCTACGGGTTTGCAGTGGTGTACATTATCTCTCGCTTGCATTCCGTGTTCGGCGTTTACGGCAAAAGGGAATATCCTCGGCGGCACCGGTGCTAGCACCTTTAGTGCCTTGAGCCTCGGGGCTGATAATCAAATTCTGAGCGTAGATAATGCTTGCCCCACAGGACTCAAATGGGTTACAGCAGCCGGAGTAAACCTCATCGGATACACCTGTTCCGCAACACCCTTTAACACGGCACTCGGGTTTGGTGCCGGGGACAGTATTACTACTGGAACTTGTAACACATCTTTCGGCCACAATGCCGGAACCGCTCTTACCTCCGGGGTAAACAACGTTGCTATTGGCCCCAGTGCTCTTGATTGCACTTCGGTAGGAGGTAACAACGTCGCCATCGGACCGAATGCTCTAGGGTCGAGCGTAACCACGGTTAATAACCTGGCCATTGGATTCGATGCTCTTGGTTATGCAGCCGCAGGGAATGGCAACTTGGCTGTTGGCATTTCGGCTGGTGCTAACGTTAGCACCGGATTCAATAACGTGTTTATTGCCCAAGGCTCTGGAGACGCCATCACAACGGGTGCTTGTAACATCAGCATCGGCTTCAACTCTTTGGGCGGATCCGCAACTGCTTGCGAGACGATTGCCATTGGTGTCAACTCTGCTTTCTCTGGTGCTGCTCCCACTCAAAGTGTTCTGATCGGTGCCTCCGCAGGATGTACTAACAACTCCGTGGGTTCTGTGTTCATCGGTCATGCGGCGGGTTGCACCAACACCTCCTCCGGTTGTACAACCTACATTGGTTTTGTTTCCGGTCGACAAGCGTCCGGTCTGTCTAATACCTACGTTGGTGCCCTGACCGGTTGCGCTGTTTCCAACACCTCTGCCTGCGGCACTTTGCTTGGTTTCTGCGCTGGTTCTGCCTTAACTACGGGCAACGGCAACACCCTGATTGGTTTCCAGTCTGGGCGTAACGTGAACAGCGGCGCCAACAACGTTGCCATCGGTACGGCTGCTTTCCAGACCGCCACTACTGCTGCGAGCAACGTTGCTGTTGGCTGCGGCGCTCTATCAAGTCTATCTACTTCCGCAGGTAACACCGCTCTGGGTAACCGGGCGATGCTCAATGCTTCGACAGCGGCGAATAACGTTGTGATTGGTTGTTCGGCTGGTGAGCAAATCTCGACCGGCTCCACTAACGTCTTTATCGGCAATACTGCCGGAGACGCTGTTACCACCGGAAGCAGCAACACCATTATCGGTGACGTGCCTGGCTCAGCAGCCCTCGCTAACAACCTTATCCTTGCGGCTGGCACAACCACCAAACTGCAAGTCAACGAGAACGGTGCGGTTGGTGTCGGCACAACACCGAGCTATGGCACCTCAGGTCAGATCCTGGTTTCGAGTGGCTCTGGCGCAGCGCCTACTTGGACTAGCTCGGGCACAGCTGCTGCCAACTACGGATCTTTTGCTCGCACAACAACTCAAACAAACACAGGTGGTGCCAGCGGTAACGCAGTTTCGTACGACACCACAAGTTCGGCAAATAACTTCTCGATCGTGAGTGGGTCTCGGATCACGGCAGCGGTGGCTGGAACCTACCAGATCTTGGCCAGTTTGCAGGTTCAAAAGACGGATGCTGGCTCAGACGATGTCAACTTCTGGATCAAAAAGAACGGCGTCAACGAACCAAACTCTGCTTACAACCTAACTCTTCAAGGAAGCAACGCTGCCCAACTCGGTTACATCAACTGGGTGGTTACTCTGGCCGCTGGGGAGTATGTGGAACTGTGGTGGTACTCTGCTGACGTGAATGCTCTTCTTCTGGCAGACCCTGCTGTTGCTCCCTACCCCGCTGTGCCCTCCTCAGGGTTCATCATTCACCCGATGGGCGCCTAACTCACCTCACTGGGCACCTTCGGGTGCCCTTTGTTTTGCGCGGCAAAATCGAGTTTTCTAGGGTAAAAGTTGCTAACGAGTGGAACACCGCATAGATCGGAGGACAAAACCATAGAACTCTCAACACTGTCTCGTATCGAGCAATTCATGGTGGACGCTCTCATTGCGTCTCCTCTAGTGCCCCTAAATGTAAATGTCATCCGACTCGCTGATGTGATCGGGAAAGAGGGGGTTGTGCAACAAACTAATAACATTGTTGTGCGATACACAGGCGCCTCAAACACGGTAAAAAATAGAATACCCCTTGTGTTTGAGCGGACCTTGCGATTTGAGTGTAATTTTTCTTGTCAGGACTATTTAACTTCGTCCGGACATGACTTTGCCACTCAACTTATTACTGCGGCTTTTATCACTATCAATGGGAGTGTTCCCGGCAACGCCTACGTTGAGGTTATTGAGCCGTTCGTGTGTGTAAGCGAAGATTTTACGGGCCTCACCGATCAGAGCCAATACACTTACACCCAAGTTTGGCAAATAATTATTGAAGAAGCGTTGCCTTATGTGGCGCTTGATCCATGCGTTCAGAGGGGAAATTGCCGCCAACTCTTCCCTGCGTTGGGCGTTGAGGCAAAGCTGCCTCTTGGTGGTATTCTTGACAACGCCACTGGCGACATCTACGTTCCGGCATACGAATGCGACGGCCAACCGCCAGAAGACTACGACGCTTGTTACGGGATTCGGTGGAGCAACGAACTCACTCAAAGTGGCAATTGGGTATTTATCTGTGACCCCGATTGCGTTTTCATCGAGGATCCACTCGGGCAACCTATTTATCTGCTGTCGAATGACAGTTACACTGAGGATGGTCGCTTGGTGGTAACGGTGTTTGATGCCAACACTAAGCAACCATTGCGCGAAGTATTCTACTGTAACACAGGTAAGAAACTGGCTCGCTATGCAGTTGAACTTTGGACGGATACCGTAGCAAAGAGCGGGCCAATATCAGCCGAAGCGAGTTTGGACGCGAGTTGGTACCAGAGTGTGAACTACGGCGAGTTTGCTGTGGTTCTTGGCGGATTCCAGTTTCTTTATGTGGACCCTCTCAACCCCGAAGCCCCCAAGTTATACTTGGACGGGGGTGCCCTTATCGGTGTGCAAATGCAGACCTTCATTCAAACCCCCAAAGGACGGTTCTATTTCGTAGGGCAATCGCCTCAAGGGAAAGGTTGGTTGCTCGAAGGGACATTTGAACTGGCCTCCATCAATTCTTTGTGGAAACTTGGCTGTCTACCTTGCTCCAATGGGTTGGATAGTCCCTCTCAACCCTGCTAAGGGTAAATTTGAGCAGGCGCCATTTGTTAATGCAATCCGTTCAACAACTTTGGCAAAATTATCACGCTGCTGCTCGTTCCGGTAACACGGAACTTGCTAACCGCATACTGCAGCAGATTCATAAATTCAAGCGCAATCCTACGCCTCGTGGGGGGTGCGGTAAATGTCGTCGGAGAATGACCTAATGTCTGACTCAAAAGAAAAGGATGCTATTGTAAAGCAGAAAGAGAACCTGGCCCAAGAATCGTTAAGGGTTGCCATGGAGGCAATCGGTTTGCTACAGGATCAAATGTCGGAGTGTTCTACACGGGATCTTGTTCAGATTTTCTCCGCATCTGTTAAAGCCCATCGTGAAATCACCGAGGACATTGTGGTCCTGACCGCTAAGGAGGCTCCCTCTGAAGAATCTCTTGCGAAAGAGTACGACGGGAAAGTCGAAGAGCTTCTCAAAAGGATCAGCAACTTCTGATGCGCCCCGTAATAACCAAAGCAAACCAGTTGGACGAACACAGCAGCTGGCGAAAATACATTCGAGGCATCCGGGAACTGATTGTGATGGAGGCTCCGGCTTCTGTCATCCAGGAGTACAAATATCGTGCTGCCCGCGATTGCTTTCTGGCTTTTGCGGACATTATGAAAAAAGGCGATTTGCGCGTAGTCGCTTTCCACGAAGTGATCGCATCTGCCTTCGAGGACTTGGCAATGAAACGCTACAGGCGTCTCATCGTGTCGTGCCCTCCACGCTCGGGTAAATCGATGCTTGCGTCAATGTTCGTTTCATGGTTGCTCGGTAGAGACCAAATGACGCAACACATTATTGCATCATACGGTCAGCAACTATCGGGCAAATTCCACAAAGATGCGATTGGTTTTCTGAAGCACCCTGAATTCTCCAAAATCTTTCCCGAGTGGAAAGGATTCTCACGTGACTCCAAATACGATATGCTTGGAGGTGGGTATATTCTTCCGACTTCTGTTGGTGGCGTACTTACCGGGTTTTCTGCTGGAACAACAAACATTAGCAGCCCTGGCGTCGGCGCTATGATCGTGGACGACCCGCTGAAGGACTCCACGTCTACCGCTGCCCTCGAAGCACTCGAGGCATGGTGGGGGGAGCAAGCCAGTACCCGTCGTACTAACAACTGGTGCCAGATGGTGATTGCTACCCGATTCCACCAGCATGATTTGCACGGTGTGTTGATGGAAGCGGATGGAGAATACGATGAAGTGGAGAATCCAAATGGCTGGCGTTGGATTAACATCGCGGGGTTAATCGAGACAGCTGAGCAAAGAGCAGCGGACCCTCTTGAGAGAGACCTAGGGGAAAGCCACTGGCCAAGCAACACTGCTTTCTCAGTGGATATGCTCATGGCCCAGAAAAAGACCATGGGCTCACTCGCCTTTTCTGCTCTTTACCAAGGAAGTCCGGTCGCTGCAGAAGGTCAAATTATTAAAGACAGTTGGATCACTCGGGTTGAGTCGAAGGACTGCCCAGGTTTCGATTTAACTTGGCTGGCAGTCGACTGTGCGTTCTCAGAGAAAGAACTTGCTGACGAAACCGCCATTTGTGTTGCTTCTCTTTCTCACCGCCATCCAGGAATCGTCTACATTCGCGAGATTATCACAGGGCGCCTAGGGTTTCCGGACTTGATTGCGAAAGTGAAGCATCTGTACTCTTTCTATGATGCTCGTGTTCTCTGCATTGAAAAAGCTGCTTCCGGGCAGTCCCTCATTCAGATGCTGAAGAAAGAGGCGAAGATTCCGATTGAGGAAATGAAGCCGTTGAAATCCAAGACGATTCGTCTGCAGGCAGTGGCTCCGCTCATGGAGTTTAATCGAGTTCGCATGATTGAAGGAGATTGGATCGACGGTTTCGTCAAAGAAATAACCACGTTTCCCTTCACAAAACACGATGATCGCACTGACGCCTTCACTTGGGCGTTGACCTATTTCTCCATGAAACTAGATAAGGTGGACAAAGGTCTTCAAGACTCCATCATTCAGAACAAACGTTTTTCCGGGGAATTAACACGATCGGGATTCAATAATCAGAGCGTCTTTCCGAACCTGAGTCGCGGTCGTTTACGGATGTTCCCTGCTGACCATAATTTCAACGACCCTGACTACGATGCTGTCTCAGGAGAAGCAGATCCCAGGTCCTCGTTTGTGAGAGGAATCCGTGGTGGTAAGCGCAATATTGGTTGGGACACTGAGATGTGATCGGTGATTTTGTAACCACCGTAAAAAAGTTGCTGTTGTTCACAACAGATTACCATGGCAAACTCTCCAGTTGATCGTAACGCATCGTTGATGCAAGAAAATTTCGGAACCAAAGTACTGATTACAGACCCGGCAGCGGATAAATATCTGGAACAATCTGCCAAGTACGGGAGCGAGCGGTATGCTCGTCCTTGCGGAGGTGCTGGCGGGTTTGACGATTTTTGTGAGAGGATGCACTGACCGGAAACGGGTAAAACCTAGCAGTCCCTGAGGCACTCCTCCAATGTCACAGGATTATTTTCAAGGGGGTGAGTTAGATGTAGTTCTAATTAGCAGCGAAGCATACACCGTATCCACTGACTGTCACCTCACTCCAATGTTAAGTTCAAAAGAGAAGCGTTCAAAGCGTCGTGCCGAAGCGAATCAATCGCTCGAGAAGTCCTACTCTCGCGGCATGGACGTTCTCCCGTTCCTGCCTAAAACTGACCACCAAGAAGATCTTTGGACTTCTTTGAACAAAAATACAGTCACCATTGCCATAGGCCCTTCAGGCGTTGGAAAAACCCTTGTGGCTCTTTGGTGGGGCCTGAATGAAATTGCCAGGGGGAATCTTGAGAAAATTTACTATGTGAGAAGTGACGTGGGCTGCGCTCACCAGCGGGGTAGAGGAGCTCTTCCTGGAACCATGGAGGAAAAAATGGCCCCCCTGGTTGGCCCCGTGTTCGATAACTTAGTTGTCATGACTAAATCGTACGGTGCTTCTGAGTATCTGGTCTCTAAGAAAATCGTAGAGCCCATGATGCTAGAGGACCTGCGTGGTAGGTCTTTCTCTAACTGCCTTATTATTTTTGACGAGGCGCAAAACTCAATGCCTGAAAACGTGAAAACGGTCATCAGTCGAGTTGGGGAAGACGCTAAAGTTGTCATCACTGGCGATACCCGTCAAATCGACCTTGACGTTTTCTCCAGGAACAGTGGCCTTCTCGACTCCTATCATCGCCTGGCCAATATCCGTGGCGTTGGTCGTGTCCAGTTCGACCGTGAAGACATCGTCCGTAACGGCATCATTGCTGACATTTTAGAGGCTTACGAAGACTAATGCGCAAAGACACAAGGTTTGCCCGGCCGGATAGGGCGGAAATTGAATCCAAACTTTCTCCGGGCACCTTGTCTGACGCACAGGCCCTTGGCGTCTGGAATATGATCCTCAGGTCTTCGGACCCCTCGGAAGTCGCTTATTGGTATCGGTCTTATAGGGACAGCGATCAATGTCAGGTGCCACGTAAAAGTTTACGCGCGATGAGGGACACTATGATACAATGTATGAGAGAAGCAAATAAAAAAGACCCCAACCCCCGAAAAGAGAAAAAGAAAGGAAAGCATTACCAAGGTCACAACGATGGACACATGCAACCTCGATATGGTGCCTAACCAAACTATCACCGCTATCGTCAAGGTAGATAAGCGCCCTTATAGAAAAATCGCTCAAGAAAACTGGGGTTTGACCGATGAGCAGATGAGAGAGAAACATGTGCACCACAGAATTGCCGTAAGTGAAGGGGGAACAAATGATCCATCAAACCTCTACGTGTGTTCACCTTCATTCCACCGGTGGGGTTGGCATAACGGGGAAGAGTGGATTGAGTGGGCCAACAAAGGGGGGAAGCTAGGCGGATCTAAAGGTGGGCTCATAGGAGGCAGAGCAAATGCTGAGTCAGGCCATTGCGCCAGAATTGCTCATTTAGGTGGATTATCGGGTGGCAGGAAGGGGGGGTTAACCACAAAAAGCAGAAAAGCGGGGATATTTAGACCCGGTTACGTAAACTTAAACGGACTTTACGAAAGGACCGAGTATCACAGGGAATGCTGCAGAACTTCTAGATCGCCTGAAGAAAGAGCGGAAACCACTAAAAAAATGTGGGAAGATGAGAGCTATGCTCTAAAGATGAAAGAAATCTCCCGGAAAACAGGAATAAAAATGTTCGAAGAGAAAAAAGGAGTTTTTGACCCGGAAAACCTAGGGAAAGGAGCTAAAACAACAAACTCTCAAAAATGGATTGACCCGGAACACCCGGAATTAGGGGCTCATCACTTTAACGTGCTAAAAAAGAAACAGCGCGAAAACGGTTATCTAAATGCCCGAGAAAATCGGGTAAAACTTGAAGACTGGGGTGAAGCATGAACCCGAAAGAACAGCTTGAGAAACACAAAATACCCTGCGGACCGGCTACAATCTCCGCAGAGTCAACTTGTCGCAGGCGCTTACGAGACCACTTTGACTCCCTCCTGGATCGCCTCACTCGAGATATCCACCCTGAAGGGGTTGATCCTGAGATTTTAGCGATGGAAGAACAGGTGGAGATTCCGGAACCGGAAGAGCCGGAGGAGACCGATAAGGAGAAGAAAGAGAGGATGATTCGAGAAGGGAAGTTGAAAATGGATGTCAAGAAAGTGGTTAAAAGATATGAGGAAAAAATAATGCCCAAGCCTAAGACAAAAGCGAAAACTTCTGACCACGCCGAACCCGAGGAAGACGAGGAGGATCTGCAAGGAAATTCCAAGTTACTTCAAGATCGCACGGGTAAAATCCAAAAAAGGTAATCAACCAACATGACTAATCGAATCGGCGGCGACTTTAACCAAGATGCAATCGAGGCATTTCGTGCCGCCTATGCCCAACAACTGGCTTCTCCGGATCAAGACGAGATTGCGAATAATTCCGGATTGCCTACAAATGTTATAACAAACACTTCACCTTGGATTGAGCACACTGGACTTTGGCGCTATCCCAGTGGAAAAGGTCCGGACGAAGATCTCAAAACTCCTTTCAATCCTAACACCTATCTGTCCGACGAAATCGTTGATGGGGATGACGAGATCGGAAGTATGAGCGACGAAGAGGTTGAAACACTACTCAGCGAAATTACGGGTCAGGGTGAAGAAGACTGATTGCTAAGGGTAAAAAGCTGTATGACAAGAAAACGTTATGTACGGTTCTTCTTTCGATTTTAGCGGAGTCACGCTCCCCGGTGTAGGTGGCGGAATCAACGCCAGCAACGCCATCAGTGGCGAACAGCTTAAGAAAATGAATTCTTCCGGTAAAAAGTGGCGACCAGGGCCTGACGGGATGATGAGTAATCACAACGAGAATATCCTAAAGGCAAACGCCGAACATCGTGAGCGTCGCGAGGGTCTCGTCAACCGTGAGTACAATGAAAACTCCGACGGTAAAGACGCGATGAAGGAAATTTTCGATCGCAAGAAAGCTCGGATGTCTTCCTTCAAGGAAATGAAGAAGAACGAGTATGGTTTCGCTGAGGGTGACTCCCAAGACAGCGAACTCTTGTCGATGCCTCTCCCCGGCGCATTCAAAGAAAGCTGCAGCTGCAACACCTGTCCTTCGTGCCGCGACAAGAAGCGCAAAGAACAAAACTTCAGAGAGTGGAGCACTGAGAAGCGCAAAGCCCTCCAGGAAGGTAAAGTAAAAGGTGAGTTCGCTGGCCCTGACCAATCTTTCCCTATCGCAAGTCCTGTCGATGTGGCCGCAGCTTGGTCTTCCGTTGGTCGGGCCGCGAACCCTCGAGCAACCATGCGCAAGATCATCTCGATCGCGAAAAAACACGATTGGGTGTCGGGTCTGCCCGAATCCGTCAAGAAACGACTGGCAGCTGGTGAGTCAGGCTTGCCGACGGAGTGAGCCATGGGTGTGGAACTTCTAGGGGTTGTTGCTTCAATCGCGACAATCTTCTCTGGTCTTGGTTTTTTACTTGACAAAAACCACCGGAAACTTGAAGAGATGCTTCGATACAACGGGCAAAATCTCAATGGTTTAGTAACCAAAGTCGAAAAGATTGAAACCTCATTTAACGACCTTCGAGCCGAGATTCCGGCTAAGTTCGTGACAAAAGCCGAGCTCCTAACTCACATGCGAAACGAAGAAAGGTGGCAGAGTGAGACACACGACCAGTTGATTCAAATCCGAGAAGAAATCTCCGCACTACGACAATGGACACACCGATGATTGATTACGATTGGGATCGCCTCGACGGTCTCGGATTTGCAGAGAGTGCTAAAGATGGCTTGAAATCCGCTTGCTGG